CGTTCACAATTGACAACATTGATCTATTTGGAACTCTGGAGCAGATAAATGTTAGCTTTGATGACCCAATTTGGAACTCAGCAGATACCTGTATCCGCTACGCTGATGGCGCTGTTGCTGGAACTGGTAATGTAAACGCAAATGCCTATGCGATACGAAACGCAGTAGGAGCAATAAACGGCACAGGCACAGTAACCGCAGCAAGCATTAGGACTCGGACTAGTTCTGGGGCAATATCAGGGCAAGGCTCTGTAAGCGCTAATGCCTATGCTATTCGCAATGCTAACGGAAGTATTACAGGTAGCGCAACAGTAGCCGCCAACGGAGTGCGATTTAGAGTAGGCGCAGGATCAATTACAGGCTTTGGCACAGTAAGCGCCAACGCTTATGCAATTAGAGAAGCCATTGCAAGCGTAACAGGCTCGGCAACAGTTAGCGCATCATCTCAGCGTATAAGACTGTTCTCAGGGGCTATAACAGGCTCAGGAACGGTTGTTGCAGACGCAGTAAGGCTACGGCTAGGCACAGGTCAAATAAACGGCACAGCAACGGTTACAGCCCTTGGTGGAGTTGAATATAGTGGTGTTGCTTTTGTAAACGGTGTAGCTACATTAAATGCTAATGGCATAGCCGTTTATTCTGCTGTTGGCTCTGTAAACGGTAACGCTACAGTAGTTTGCTTAGGTAGGATACTTGGCGAACAATGGATTGATGAAACGGCAGGCGCAGAGGATTGGACACCAGAAACGCCATCTACAGACACATGGGTAGATGCAAGCGCAGACTCAACAAGCTGGGATAATGTACCTGCAAATAATCCAAACTGGACAGATAAATCTATTGGGAATCAGACATGGCAATAAGTAGAGTTACTTTCGGGGAATGGACTCCTGACCAGCCAGGATTAACAAACGGCCTGCAACGAGCAGAGAATGTGTTTGCTAAAGCTATAGGCTATGGCGCTATTAACGCAGCAGAGGACTATTCTGCGGCTGCCTCAGAAAACCTAAACAATGTCGTGGCTGCTAGAACTACTGCTACAGGCGTTACGGTAGTATTTGCTGGCGGTGCAACAAAGCTATTTAAGTTAGATACTAGCGATCTATCTTTGGATAATGTTTCTAAAGCATCTCGCAGCATTACAACCGTAGCTAGAACAACTAATGTGGTAACAATTACTACATCTGCTGCTCATGGCTATTCCGCAGGCGATAGTCTTACAGTAGCGGCTGTTACAAATACGGATGTAAATGGCACATTTACTATATCCGCAGTACCAACAACTACTACATTTACTTACACAGACGCAGGCACAAACATTACAAGTGGCGCAGATACCGGCACAGTTACATTCCAATATGTAACACCAGATAATCAACGCTGGCGTTTTACCCAATTTGGCAATGTGTTAGTTGCTGCAAATGGTGGAAATCGCTTGCAGGGCTACAATGTCAATAGCTCTACAAACTTTAGCGACTTAGCGGCAGATGCTCCACAATCTCGTTATGTAACGGTAGTTCGTGATTTTGTAGTTTCCGGCTATGTAAACGATTCAACAATTAGGGCCAATCGAGTGCAATGGTCGGCTTTGGGTGACGAGTCTAGTTGGACTAATTCTGCTACGACACAGGCAGATTTTCAAGATATTCCTGACGGTGGCGCAGTAGTTGGCTTGACTGGTGGTGAGTTTGGCCTAGTATTTATGGATCGATCAATCCATCGTATGTCGTATGTTGGCAGCCCTTTGGTATTTCAGTTTGACAATATCAGCCGTAATCAAGGCTGCTATGAAGCTAACTCCATCATTCAGTATGGCGGTACATCGTTCTTTCTATCGGATAACGGATTCTACGCTTGTGACGGACAGCAGATTATTCCTATTGGAAATGAGAAGGTAAACCGCTACTTCTTTGATGATGTAGACGAGGGCTTGTTGCCTTTAATGTCTGCGGCTATTGACCCAGTACGCAAGCTCGTTATTTGGGCTTATGCCTCTGTATCATCTGCAACTGTAGATAAATTATTGATTTATAACTACGAAATTGGTAAGTGGACTAGCGGCACAACGGATGCTAGTCGTGTAGCTACATCGTCTACACCAACCTTCACATTAGAAGGTTTAGATGTATTTGGCGATTTAGAGGATATACAAACTAGCTTTGATAGCCGTATTTGGCTTGGTGGAAAGATGCAGTTTGCTGGGGTTCGTAATGCAAAAGTCATTACATTCTCAGGCGCAAACAATACAGCCTACATTGAAACTGGCGATATTGAAGTACCAGGCACAACATCGGCAATTACGATGGCTAAACCAATTGTAGATAATGGCTCTGGCAATGTGTCTTTGGTATCTCGCAGACTGTTAAACGAGCAGGTCGTATTTGGCACACAGTCAGTCGCAGACGCAGAAAACCGTGTAAGTATTCGTGGCGTAGGTCGCTACCATCGTCTACAATTAACACCTACAGGATTGTGGAAAACCGCAGTCGGAATGGACATTGATTTGAATGGTTTAGGGACTAGATAATGTTTAGACGATTACCTCCGTTTGGTGGAGATCAGCGAGCAGTCGCTGAAATCGTCAATGGCATTATGGATGGAAAAACCAACAATACTGGCTCTGTAACGCTTGCAACTGGAAACGGAACAACTACAACAATCACAGATGCTCGCATTGGTATAGATAGCACCATTATTCTGATTCCATCATCTGATGCAGCAGAAACAGATGCAGCGCCTTATGGTGAGTTTATTTGCACAACGGGGCAAACTGCTGCGTCTGCTAATACTGCTTATGCAATGGGAATGAACACTACTGTTATATCTAATGGCATTGATTTAGTTAATACAACTGATATAACTGTAAAAAATTATGGTATTTATAATTTGTCATTTAGTATGCAATTTGAAAACCAAGACAATAACTTTCATTCTGTAAGCGTTTGGTTTAAAAAGAATAATACAGATATTGCATACTCAAATAGAATTATTACAGTCCCAGCAAGAAAGTCTGCAGGAAATTATGGCCATGTTGTAGCACAAGTAAGTTTTATTGAAGAATTAGAAGTAGATGATTATTTAACGGCATATTGGTCTACAGAAAGTACGCAGGTAATTTTGCAAGCAACAGGAACACAAACATCACCTACAAGACCAGCAACACCATGCAAGGTAGCATCAATTAGTTATATTGCACCATTATCATTTAATAATGTATATGTTAGCTCTCAGACTAATGGGAGCGCAGTAGTTTCTCATTTTGCTAATGACACGGCAAATAAGACTTATAAATATGTAATAGTAGGATAAAAGGAAAATATTATGGCCGTTCAATCAACTACATCGACCTCAAGCATTGACCCAGCGTTATTGCCATACCTTACGCAAGGCTTGGAACGGGCGCAGAGTCTATTCCTGACAGGACAGCAGCCAGAGTTCTTTCCTGGTCAAACCTATGTAAGCCCGTCTGCTGCTACTACTGAGTCTATTGCACAGCAAGAAGCTATTGCTCGTCAGCAAAGCCCTGTACTGCAACAAGCACAACAGGCATTTCAGACATCATTAGGACAGCAAGGGCAAACTGCCGCAGGCGCTTTCTTAAACGCTAATCCATACCAATCGCAGATGATCCAAGCGGCCACACGCCCATTAGAGCAACAGTTTAGCCAAGCAGTATTGCCAGGCATCTCTAGTCTTTATTCCAAATCAGGTCGTTTAGGCTCTGGCGCAATGGAACGGGCTTTAGGTACTGCGTCTGAGGGTTTTGGTCGTGCGCTTGGCGATATTACTGCTAATATTGCTGGCACACAATTCCAGCAAGAGCGTGGCTTAATGCAACAAGCACAGCTAGGACAGGCTGCATTGGCACAAGCAGCGCCAAGCATTTATGGTCAGCAATTTTTACCTTCTCAAGCATTGAGTCAGGTTGGCGCACAACAAGAGGCTATTGCAGCACAACCATTGCAAGAGCAGATGGCTCGATTCCAGTTTGGTCAGCAATTGCCATACCAACAGTTACAAGGTTATTTGTCATCGGTTTATGGCTCGCCTATGGGTAGCTACGGTACACAAACCACTCAGCAGCCTTTATTCCAAAACAGAACTACAGGCGCATTAAGTGGCGCATTGGCTGGCGGCTTAGGTGGCTATGCTTTAGGCCAAGCCTTCCCATCAATCGGTGGCGCACTAGGATCAAGTTACGCAGCTCCGTTAATTGGCGCTGTTGGCGGCGGTTTATTAGGCGGCCTCTTTTGATAGTTGAAGAATTGTCCCTTAGCCGTTTAGAGGAGTTTTTAGAGGTAATTACCAAAATGGTAACTGAGGCAGAGTTTTCTTATGCAAAGTTAGAAAAGCACAAAATATTGCAACTTTATAAGAATCCAAATGCCACAGCGTTTTTAGCCATTGATAACGATAAGATAGTAGGATTTATAGCTGCTTTATCGCATGAATACTTTTTTAGCAGCAGAAAAACTGCTAGTGATTTAGGCTTTTATGTGTTGCCAGAATATAGAGGTAGTAGGGCAGCATTAAAACTTGTAAAATCATTAGAGGAATGGGCAAAACAAATGGGTGCTTCTGATTTGCACTTAGGACAAACTACAGCAGTAGAGATTGATAAAACCAGACAGTTTTATGAAAGATTAGGCTATAAAACTGTTGGCTTTAATACAGTCAAATATTTTAAGGAATAATTATGTGCGGTAATCCTGTTGCAGCCATTACAGACCCAATCTCATCCGCTTTAGGAACTGATGGCGGTGGCGGCGGTATCTTAGGCGCTGTAGAAGATGTTGGACAATCCATAGGTAGCGGATTAGCCGCAATAGATCCTGGCCCTGCTATTGGTAGCGGACTTGCAGAAGTAGATGACTTTGTAAACGATGAGATACCTGGCGGCTGGGTAACTGTAGGTCTTGCTGCGGCTACGGCTGGCGCTGCCTCTGGTGCTGGCGCTGGAGCAGGTGCGGCTAGTGGCGCTGCTGGTGGTACAGCTACCGGTACAGGATTAACTGCTGGCGCTGGTGCTAGTGGTGGATTATTAGCAAGTGGCGGCACAGTAGGCTCATTAGCTGGAGCTGGATCGGCTGCTGGAATTGCAGGAACTCAAGCTGCGGCAGGATTAGGCTTAACAGCAGGATCAGCCTTAACTGGCACAGGCGCAGCAATCGGTGGTGGAACAGGCACAGTAGGATCATTAAATCCTGCATTACCTTCTGCTGGATCAGTTGGTGGCGCTGGCGCAGGATTATCGGCTGAGTTAGCCCCAGGCACAATATTAGGTACAGGATTGTCTGGCGGTGGCGAAATCGGTGTAAGTTATATGCTTGGTGCTAACGGATTGCCTGCTGTAAATGCTGCCGGACAGTTAATTCCAGCAAGTTCTGTCAGCTTTGGTGGACAAGCTGCCCCTGTTGCTAGTTTAAGCGTAAACGATGCTTTAAATGCCGCACGAATAGGCAGAGGCTTATTGACTCAATCGCCTGCCACACCAGCAGGAGCTACTGCACAATTTAGAGGTAGCACTATGCCTCAAGGCGCAGTAGATTACTCTGGAATACTTAATTTATTACAAGCAAGATCGCCTCAGCGCAACCCATATTCTTTACTAGGATAAAACATGGCACAAGACTTTATCTCCGCTTTATTTGGCGCACCACCTGATTACTCTAATGCACTTAGTCCACAACAAACTGAGCAGATGCGTAGTAATGCGCTTGCACAGGGTGGCATTGGTGCGTTAATTGCATTGTTGGGGGCTTCCGGCCAAACTCAACGCCCTGTCAGCACAGGACAGGCTTTGGCTGGCGCTTTAGGTGCAGGCTTTGGTGGTTATCAGTCATCGTTTGACAATACGCTAAAGCAGATGCTAACAGCGCAGCAATTAGGTGAAAACAAACAAAGACAAGAGGCTCGTAAGCGCTATGAAGAAGCTATTGCAGGCGCTACTACACAAAGACCACAAGCTGTTCCAATGTCTACTAATGTAGGATCGCAACTAGAGATGCTTTCTCGCCCTGAGTTTGGTGGCGCAATGGCAGAGCCAGAAACTATTGCTGCGTTGCGTGGCAATCTTCCAATGGTTAGCTCTGTTGATCCTGCCGCAGCTAATCGTGCAGCGTTAGACTTCTTGCGTCAAACTGATCCGGCTAAGTTCATTGAACTAACAACTCCAAAAGCAGAAGCAACACCATCTGCAATTAAAGAATATCAATTTGCTGTAGGACAAGGTTATCAAGGCACATTCCAAGATTTTCAATTAGCTCAAAAATCAGCAGTTGCTCCAAAAGTAATGGTTGATATGACTGGCGGTCAAAAAGGCTTTGAAAATGAAATGAAATTAAAAGGCGAATTTAAATCTGAGCCTGTTTATAAAGCATATCAAGAAATGCAATCTGCTTATAATCAAATTACTGACTCATTAAAATCTGAAAGCCCAGCAGGTGATCTAGCGGCAGCAACTAAATTTATGAAATTGCTTGATCCAGGCTCAGTAGTTCGTGAGTCAGAATTAGCTATGGCTATGTCTGCATCTGGCGCTTTAGATCGTGCTAGAAACTACGCAGAATTGCGTATTAGCGGTAAAAAACTAACACCAACTCAGCGCAAAGATTTCCAACAATTATCAGATCAATTGTTTGGTACGGCTACAACCGTTTATAACTCAAAGCGTAATGAGCTTGCAGAACAAGGATCTGCTTTTGGTTTAAATGCTGATCGTGCTTTAGGTGCGCCAGCTAAAATGCCTAGCAAAAACATTAAGGTAAACTACTAATATGTCATATTCCATTACTACCGAAGATGGAATTACGATTGACAACATCCCAGATAATGTTGATCCCAATTCCCCTGAGCTAAAGGCTAGAGTTGCTGCGTTACGGGCTACTGGCGTAGAAAAGCCAACCAAAAAAGAAGAATCTATTGTAGAAAAGATTTCACAAGGCGCAGCATTGGCAACAAAAGAACTTCCACGCCAACTAGGATTAACAGCTAGAGCTGGTATTACTGGCGCTGCTAGTTTGCCTATCATGGCTGGAGATGCTTTAAACCAGTTAATCAATATGTTTGGCGGCAATTTGCCAATGGCTAGTAAATCTATGCAGACATTGCTTACTTCTGCTGGATTGCCTGAGCCTGCTACAAAAGAAGAAAGAGTAACTCAAGATGTAGCATCCGCTTTATCAGGAGTCGCTGCGCCTGCTGCTTTAGCCCAAAGAGGATTACAGGCTGCACAAACTGCTGGCAGAGAAGCCCCAGCACTTGCTCGTTTCTTTGCTGAGAATGTGCCATTGCAGGCTGCTGCTGCTGGCGGTGGCGCTTTAGCCTCTGCTGCTGGTCGTGAATTTGCGGATGTTGGTGGTATGGGTCAAGCTGGTTTAGCCATACTTGGCGGAATGGTAGCTCCTAGCGGAATGGCTGGAAGCGCACAAGTATTAGGCCGAGCAGGTAGAGAAGTAGTGCGGCCATTTACCCAAGGCGGCAGAGAGGCTATTGTTGGTAAGGTTTTAGAGCAATTAGCTAATAAGCCACAAGGACTAGCCCAGCGCTTAGAGGAGTTCCAAGCGCCAATAGCAGGATATACACCTACTACCGCACAAGCAAGCCGAGATGTAGGTCTTATCTCTGCTGAAACGGCTATTCGTGGAATGGACACTACTGGTCAATTTGCTGCACAAGCATCGCAAGCAAACAAGGCTCGTATGACCATCATAGACCGTATGGCCAAGGATCAAGATGCGGTAACTCAAGCTATTTTAAAGCGTGATGAGGTTACTGCCCCAATGCGTGAGGCTGCTTTTTCTGCATCTACACAAACCCCAGAGCAGATCCAATCTGCAATATCTTTGGTGGTTAATAAGAATATTGATGATATTTTGGCATCTGACGCAGGAAAGCGGTCTACCGTTCAAAATGCAATGAAATTTGCAAGGGACTCTGTAAATCGTGCTGATACTGTTGGCTCTTTGTACGAGGTTCGCAAAGACCTACGAGCAGCCGCACAAGGTTTGTTAGACAGAGAAGGCTCGGCATTTAGCCAAGCAAAAGGACAGCTAGAGAATGTCATTCGTTCTGTAGATGATGTGATTGATTCCTCTGCGCCTGGATACAAAGACTATTTAAGAAAATACTCACAGGCAAGTAAAGGCATTGAGCGTTTAGGCGAGGCACAGACCTTTAGATCTAAAGTCTTATCAACAACTCCTGACCCAATCAATTTTGGCGATTTTATGATTTCTCAGCCATCGTTTGCTAGGGCTATTCGTTCCACAGCAAAAGAAACAAAGCTGTCAGAAATGCAGGTTCGAGTATTGGAAAAAGTGGGTCGTGATTTAGATACAGGGGTTTTAAACCGTTCCGGCAAAGTGCCAGGATCAGATACATTTAAAAACTTGTCTACGGCCAATGTTATTGGTGGCATTATTGGCAAGCAGATGTTTGGTGAAGTGCCTCCAATCGTCAATAAAACCATTGCGCCTTTAAACTGGCTATATAACGGCACAGACGATCAAATTAGGGAATTGTTGGTGCAGTCTATGTTAGACCCTAAATTAGCGTCAAAACTGCTTACAAAGGCTTCTACAACTACGGTTGAGCCACTAAGCAGAGAGTTACAAAAGAAGGCTCTAAGCATCGGTTATGGTGCTGCATTTGGCTTATCAGAATAACGCAATAAAGTTATAATCAAGGAAAATCATGGCATATACTAAATACTCCCTAACACCTGCTGATAACAACGCAGCACCTCCTAATGGCGCTCCAGAAGGAATGTTGCCATCAGCAGTAAACGATACTATGCGTGATATGATGGCGCAGATTCGTGATGTAGGCGATGGCATTAGGGGCGGCACATATACCATGACTGCTCCTGTTATTACAGGCGGTTCTATTACTGGCGTGGCATTATCAGGGAACACCCTAACAAACCCAGTTATTACTGGCGGCTCAATTAACAATACGCCTATTGGTGCTACCACAGCCTCTACAGGAGCATTTACTACACTAGGCGCAACAGGTGTAGCTACATTCACAGCAGGCACAAACTCAGCCCCAGCCATTACCACTACAGGCGATACCAACACAGGTATTTTCTTCCCAGCAGCCGACACCATTGCCTTTACAGAAGGTGGTGTTGAGTCGATGAGGATTGATGCTTCAGGGAACTTGGGGATTGGTACTAGTAGTCCTACAGTAAGGCTTAATGTTTTTGGCACATCTTCAACAGCATTAACTTTAGCTAGGTTTGCAAACACAAGTACAGCTTCAGTAACCACAAAAACTTCTGCAATTGCATTGTGTGTTGCTGATACAGAAGGTACTGTAAAAGATGTTGCAGTTTTAACTGCATACCCCAATGGTGTTAATGCCGAGCAAGGTGGATTAGCATTTTCTACAAGAGGTGCTGGAGAAGCAGTAGCGGAACGGATGCGTATTGACTCTAGTGGTAATGTAGGTATTGGTGCTACTCCATCAGGAAACCCAAGGCTTACTATTAGAAACAACGCACTAACAAGCACAAGCAGAAATACAAATAATATTATTTCTCTTGCAACTTATGGTAGCGGGGCAGACTGTTGCATTCAAATGACTGATTCCATTTCTTATAACACTTGGTTTGGTCAAAATAATGGTGGTGCTTATGTTACTTGTGTAAGTGGTGGAGTTAGATTATCTGCTGGTGGAACTTCATGGGCTTCTGACTCAGACGAAAGATTAAAAACAGATTTAAAACCTATTGAAAATGCTGTACAAAAAGTAAATTCTTTAAGAGCTGTTACTGGTCGATATAAAACAGATGAAGAAAATACAAGTCGTTCTTTCTTAATTGCTCAAGATGTTCAAGCGGTTCTTCCTGAAGCTGTGGTAGCACAAAAAGATGAAATTGGCACTTTAAGTCTTGCTTATACCGATGTTATTCCGCTTCTTGTGGCTTCAATAAAAGAACAACAAGTAATGATAGAAGAATTAAAGGCTAAAGTAGCTGCCTTAGAAGCTAAATAAAAAGGAGAAGCAAATGGAATTTACATGGAATGTAGTAGAGATGAATAGAAATACTGACGGGGGTTTCGTCACAACTGTGCATTACACAGTAAACGCAGTAGACGGTGA